CTCTTTGCTCACGATTTGACGGTTTCTGAACGTCCGCCAATATCGATTTGTACTGATGGGGTAGGGTAGACTTAAAACTGCCATTTCAGCCCCAATTCTTCGTAAACTCGTTTAGCCGCGCCTGTGTTCCAATACGCGGGGCTTAAAAGCGGGAATGCCTGATTTGCCATTTGTGCCGCTTCGCGCATCAAGACACCCACATCGGGAGCGGACTTTTCTCGCAGCTCTTGGCGTTTTTGTTTCAGTGCTTCTTTGTTTTTCTCGCGGTAATACTTAGCCTCAATGCTGACGCACACCTTGCATTTGGACTTAAACGTACTGTTCCCATAGGCATCCAAGCCGCTTTTATGAAACTCGCTCAACGGCTTTTCTTTGCCGCACCTGATACAAACTTTCGTCATTTTTGCGTTCTCCATTTTTCAAATTCGTTTTTCCGTTTTGCCATCGTTGCCGTCGGCGCGGCTTCAAACTTGCCTTTGTCACACTCATAGCCACCGAAGTAATATTTCGACCGCTCTTCAGCATTCCGCGCCTTTGTGCATTTCGCAAACCCGCGCATCGTGCTTTCTGATTCGGCTTTAAAATCTGCGTGCAGGCAGTGGTAGCAGGTTTCACGCACGATAGCTGCCCCAGTCAAAACTCAAAATTTCACCACCATCCTCTTTGACACGATCCGAAATGCGCTTACCCACTGCCTGCACAAAACCAGAAACATCCAAATTTGAAATTAAAACCGTGGGTTTCATTTGCTGGTACCGCTCATTGAACACATCAAACAGCGCGCGGCTTTCCGCATCTGTCCCGCTCTGCATCCCCACTTCGTCGATAATCAGTAAATCGTAACCGGCAAAATCAGAAATTACTTGGGACTCGGTAACGTCGCTGCCGTAAGACTTGGACTCTCGAACCATTCGATTTAATTCTGCTACACTGGTAAATCTCGCCGTCTTATTCAGGTTTTTCAGCAAGTGGTTCCCGATTGCGCAAGCAAGATGGGTTTTCCCCGTTCCAGCGTTTCCAAGTAGCGCAAGGCAACGCCCTGAGTGCTTCCCTCCAAACTCAACTGCATACGCCTTGATTCTCTCTACGACGTAGCTTTGTGCTTCATTTCCCTCATCGACCATGTAGCCTTTTACCGTCTTGCTGATAAAGCGCGGCGGGATTTTTGATGCGCCAATCCGCCCTTCAATTTGTTTTTGCAAGGCTGCCTGTCTTTCTGCTGCGACTTTCTCAATTTCCTTCTGTTTTCTTTCTGCCTCTGCCTCTTCGGCGCACTTTGGGCAGCCTTTTGTGTAAGCCTTGAAAACCTGCTCAAGGTAATCTAAACCGTGCTTTTCACAATGCTTTTCAGTTTCTGAAATTGGTTTAAAAAATGGGTGGGTCTTCAAAAGTTGGTCTAAATTTTCCATGTCAAAGCACATCCTTCGCCAAGTAAGCCCCGCCTTTCATCGGCACGGGAATATCGTTGATTGAATTTTGTTTAACTGCTCTACCAGCGTTACCGAAAGTTTTGTTTTTCAGCCATTCAGCCCTGAAACTGCCCCAGCCGTTGCCGATGGCGTATTCCACTGCTTGCGCCGCAGTCATCCCGCATTTTTCCGCGTCTGCTGCAATCAGGCGCATAGCCGTTTCTGTCAGCGGCTGCCGTTTTGCTTTGCGGATTGTCAAAAAGTCTTCAGCGATTTGCCCTGTTATTCCATGCTCCGACAGCAGTGCCAAATCAGCTTCGTGTTTGGTCGGTTTTTTCGCTGTTTCCTCGCGCGCTGTATTAATATCTACGTTAGTAGATATTTGTTTTTTGTATTTTGTATTTATGTGACCCCCCATTTTCGGGGGTGGTGTTACCCCATTTTTCGGGGGTGGTGTTACCCCTTTTTTTGGGGGTACCCCGTTTTCAGGGGGTACCCCATTTTTCGGGGGTGGTGTTACCCCTTTTTTGGGGTCTGAAATTAAAAAATATTCGTTCGGTAAACCGATTCTGCTTTGTTTGCCAATCAGTCCTAAATCGACCAACTCGTTAATGGCTTTCTGAACCGTTTCTTCTTTCTTGATTCCTGTGTATTTTTGAATCTGCGAAATTGATAGGCTGTCATGTGTTTTCTGCCAGCCTCTTGTTTTTCTGACAATCAAGATGTAGCATTTAAGGGCGTTCCCGCTCATCTGCGACAGGTATTCATCGATAACCGAGTTTGCAATCTGAAAACTGTTTGGGATAAATTCATTCATGGTTCAATTCCTGACCTGGCTATTGAGTAATGGGCGACCGGATTTTTACAGTTACCGACCTTGAATTTCGGCTTGTTGAAAACAAAACCCCTGCTTTCCAAGTCGATAATCCGAGAGCATAACTGCGTGATATTCAAATGTTTTGCCGCTTCCAAAGACGTGATATGTCCGTTTGCGCGGATGTAATCGACAATCTTCTTGCATTGCGTTTGTTTTTGGTTCATAATTCAATTCTCTCTTAGTCTTACCTGAATCGTTTCCTCGCGTTCAGGGGGAATTGCCCGCCTCGTGCGGGCTTTTCTTTTGGTTATTCACTTGCCTTTGAGGCTGTTTTCTTAGGCTTCTTGAGAAACAAATCAGGGTGTTTCAGCTTGATTGCCGCTGGGATTCCACGTTTACTCCAGTTGAATACACATTGCGGGCTTTTCCCTAGTTTTCGGGCAATGGAGGAGTAACTGCCAATCGAATTTAAAAGGCGTTTATCCTGTTCAATCTCATTTTTTTTATCCATCTTGTAAACTTTCTGTTTAAGTTTCAGTCTCTATATTAAACACTATGTTTAGTAATAAGTCAAGTCTTGTTTAACAACATTTTGTTTAATTATGCGAAAATAAATTTTTAAACTGGGAGTAGAAGATGAACGAAGCGACACAACGGCTTTTCCAAGCCGCAAAAGAGTTAAAAAACATAAACCTACCGTCTGAACTTGCAAGGTTTTTGAATGTCAGTCAGCAGGTTATAAAAAATTGGGAAGCGCGCGGCGTGTCGGCAAAGATGATTCCCGAAGTAGCGGAACGGCTGGGAATATCAGAAAGATGGTTGAGAACAGGCGAAGGGGAAATGATTGGAGAGGCTGAAGCCCAAATAGAATCAAACGCTACCGTAATTGGTACGCTGGACGTTTGGGACAGCAAGACGCCGTTAGCGGCTGATGATTGCGAAGTCCCGTTTTATAAGGACGTGCATTTATCGGCGGGTAATGGATTTTCAGACGACATCGAAGACTACAACGGCTATAAGCTGCGTTTCTCAAAGTCAACACTTAGACGACATGGTATTAATCCCGCTGACGTGGTTTGCGTTTGTGCGGACGGCGACAGCATGGAGCCGGTGTTCCCTGACGGCGCGACGCTCGGTATCAATACTGCTGACAAGGTCATCAAGGACGGGAAAATCTATGCCGTAAATCATGGCGGGCTGTTACGGACGAAAATTTTACAAAAACTGCCCGACAATAAAATCCGTATCAAAAGCTACAATTCCGAAGCCTACCCCGACGAAGAGGCAGACGCAGAGGAGATGAACATCATCGGGCGCGTGTTTTGGTGGAGCGTGATTGCATGATGGATAGGGACGAAGCATACAGAATCAGTTTGCAGCAAATCCGATCAGGCGATATATCGGCGGCGTGTCGGACGGTTGCGGATTATGAATTATCTCAACCGCAACCGCGCGGGCTGTTTTCGGGTGTATCTCCTCAAGAATACTGGGCGCGATACCCCGAGCCGTCGGACGTTGAAATCTTAGAATCTATCTTTTCGGAATCGCCCGAAATACTTGGCGGAATCAGCGACGATTTAAATTTGGCGCGTATCATTTCCGCGTTTAACTTCGTTTGGGGACTAAACCAATTCCCTAAATGGCTTTATCGGCAAGAGTTTGAGTTGTCCGACCTTGCCGATTCAGCCGTGCCGTTGATGTTGTTATCCCGTGCAAAATCACGGCAAGAGCTTAAACAGTATGAAGAGGTCGAGATTTTAGGCTGCCCTGATAGTTGCCAGTTTTGCAAATCGCAAAGCGGCAAGATATACAGGTCGTCTGAAGCCCCTGTTTTGCCCCATGCACAATGTACGCACAAATCAGGTTGCCGATGTTGCTACCTGCCAGTTATCTAAACATAGCCCGCGCAATGCGGGCTTTCGCATATCCGAAATAGGAAATCAACAAGCTACTACCTTGACAGCCGCCGATTTAGGGCGGCTTTTTTTCGTCTTGTTCGAGGCGGTTCAAATCAGTTCAAACTAAATTCTTTTTAAAATCAATATTAAACAAAAAATTAAACAAAATATTTAAACAAACTGTTGCATTAAGCTAAACGTTATGTTTAAATACACCCATCGAAACAACGCAACCAACGAAAGGATAAAAAATGAAACACGTCGCAAATGCCATGCAATTCAATGAACGCTCAATCAACCAAGAAAGCACCATTGGTCAAATCTTTGAAACGGGTCGAGGCAAGTCAAAAAAATTCATCGTTAAACAAGTTTACGGTGGCTTAGCAAGAGAGTTCAAAACATACTTGGAAGCCTGTCAAGCAATCATCAACGCAAACGACACTACTTTTGTTCGACCAGTTTAAGACGCTTTACCCAAACCGCCTCAGGCGAGGCGGTTTCAATAAAGAGTTTTACATCGTTCTTTAAAAATCAGGAAACGCAGTAACCGCCCTTCAGGTAGGCGAAAGCCGATAGGAAGACATGGATAGGCATGGGGGAAGTCGAACAAACGGTTACAGGCAGGCGGGAAGACGAAAAGACAATAACCCGCAGCGCAAACAGAGCCGCTTTGAAAGACAGGCGGCTTAATCAAGGGCTTGGGCAAACCGACCCCTTGATTAAGACAACAACGCGAGGAAACGCAAGATGCTTGATATGAGCAAACACATAAAAAACAAGGCGCAATGGGTAAAGGGTGAGTTTGACGACATGGTCGAAGCAGGCTTCCCCGCTTCCCAGCTTTACAGAGACACCATTGAGACGATTGCTTTTATAGGCGGGAAGTTGGGAGCGGCGACAGAAAAAGCCATGTTCTACTACTTTCCCGACGGCACGAAATTGAAAATCACATCGTCCCCGTCAATATCATGCGAGGTCATCGAATGATTTGCGAACCGATTACATCCGACTGGGGAATGGCAGGCGAGGACGCAGCCTACACGAGAGCGCAGGCAATCAGCGAAGCAAAGCAAGAAGCGTTTGCCGCGCTGGAAGACGAAATCGAATATCTCGTCATGAAAACGGCGTTTGAGTACCGCGAAGCCCTCAAGCAATGCCAAGACGAAACCCCGCGCCAGTGGGAGTACAGAATGAGCCTGCGAGATGGAGCAGCGTGGATCAGTGATGAAATGATGGAAGTGATGGAGGAAGCCATAGAGGACGACCATTACTACACACGAATCGAAAATCTCGATTTTTACGCAGACCGATTTATCGAGCAGGAAAAGATTAACGCCGCCTGAAGCGGCAAAGAATACCCATGAAGTGGATAGAGTAGGCAGACCGTTAGTCGTGAGTGGGGATGCCGGCGGGGGTTTTTGTTGAAAAGTTTTCCCACCGCCTTAAACCGCGACAATGCGCGGGCGACGATACCTTTAGTTGCCGCGGCGCAGGCTGGACGAAGAAACAGCCAAGCCCGCCGAATATCAGAAGGAATGTTCGGCGGGCAATCCCAAACATCATGAATCAGCGAGGAAACAACCATGAAATACACAGCAATCATCATCGCTTCGGCGGCAGTAGCTTTTTGCGTGCAGGCATACGCCAAAGCGCAGGCATACGCAGACTACACAACCGATGCCGCCTTTATCGACGTGGACGCCTTAGACGACCCATATGAAGACATCCGCGAAGACATCGTCAAACAAGCGATGCGCGAAGCCGAAGAAGCGACACGGTTGCGCGCGGACGAAATCGAGAAACTTTATCAATCTTTACCGCCACTGGAAAAAGTGCGCGGCGATGCGGAGGTTAAATAAAATGCAAGTATTTAATATAGATAAAAATTTGTTGAAAGCAGCGGCATATGCGACAGAAACAGATGACCCAAGACCGATTAACGGGGTCTTTCTTGACAAAGAAGAAGGAAAAATCAAGGCGACTAACGGGCATATTTATTGCGTAATCAACGAAGAAAAAATTAAAGATATTCCCCAAAGCATAATGATTCCGACCGACTGGATTAAATACGTAGTCAAAAAAACGGACAAAAACTTCCCGTTTATCAGCATCTGTTTTGAAGATGGAGAGTTTTCAATTCTGGACTTCAAGAAAAAGATGTTTAAAACAAGTTTCCCGAACGATAAAAGCGTTACAAATATCAACCTGGAAGATTTAAAACAGGTTGATATTAAGAATGAAAGTATGAAACTTGCTATTCGTTACATAAAAAAACTTGGAAAAATTCAAAAGGCTTTAGGTTTACATCTCCCTATGTTCTACCCTGTTTACCTTTCAAACAAAATTAATGAAACAGAATTTAAGGCGTTTAAGTTTGAGTTCTTGAATTGCCAAGTTTATATCATGCCGTTAAAGCCTGATACGGATTATGAATAAAGGATTCCAAAATGAACCATCAACCATACGGACTGGCCGGTAGCCTGTCGGCAAAAGTAAAAGGCTTTATGGGCTTACCGCGCAGCCCAAACGTAGTCATGCGAAAAGTTATAAGCGGGTATCAAGTCGGAACTATGCCCGACGGCTACAACGACCCCGCACCCCGACTCAGAAAATGGAAGCGGCCGCAGTTGGAGAATGTTCAGTTTTTCAGAGAAGAATCTGACGCGCGGGCTTATGCAGATAAGTTGCTTGCAGGGGCGTAAAGATGACGATTATTGATGGCATGAGCAATGCCGATTATCACAGCCATGCAGCAGTCAGCAAGACGCAGTTAGACCAGCTTGCCAAAAGCCCCGCGCATTACAAATACGCGCGGGAATCGGAAACCGAAAGCACACAGGCGATGATTTTCGGTAGCGCGTTCCACGACTATATCTTGCTACCTGAAGTGTTTGCCGAATCTTACGCGGTCTTGCCCGATGACTTCGACGGGCGCACCAAAGACGGCAAAGCGCAATTGGCAGAGATTGCGGAAAGCGGAAAGACGATTCTGAAAGCCGAATGGGTAGAGCAAATCAAAGGCATGGCAGCAGCCATCCAAGCGCACCCAAAGGCGTCGGCATTGTTGAGCAGTGGCAAGCCCGAACAGTCTGTCTTTTGGCAAGACGAAGAAACTGGCATTGCTTGCCGTTGCCGACCTGACTTTTGGAATAGCAGCGGAATCATCGTTGACCTGAAGTCAACGGAGGACGCAAGCCCGCACGGTTTCGCACGGTCGGTCGCCAATTACCGCTATCACGTTCAGGACGCCTTTTACAGCAACGGCATTTATCAGGCGACAGGGGAATATCCAAAAGGTTTTATCTTCATCGCCGTTGAGAAAAAAGCACCGTTCGCCGTCGCCTGCTACACATTGGACGACGAAGCGAAAGAGCGCGGACATGAGTTGTTCCGCAGGGATTTAAGGACGCTTGCCGAATGTATCAAGGCAAATACATTCCACGCATACAGCGAAAACATCGAGCCGTTATCTTTACCGGCTTGGGCATACTACGACAAGGATTAAAAAAATGAATCAAATGGTAAGAAACCCGTTTCAAAAGGATGCAGTTTCTGAAGCGTTGCCAAACGCGATGACCGAAGTCAAAGCGCAACGCGAAGCCAGTGAAATCCAAGCGATGGTATTCATGGCTAAACAGTTCCCGCGCAATCAGATTCAGGCAGCCGACCGCATTATCAATGCCTGCACACGCCAAACGTTGGCAGATTCGGCGGTTTACAGTTACCCGCGCGGTGGTCAAAACATCGAAGGCCCATCTATCAGGCTGGCTGAAGTCTTGGCGCAAAACTGGGGGAACCTCGATTTTGGCATCCGTGAATTGTCACAGGAAAACGGCGTGTCAACAGTCGAAGCCTACGCTTGGGACTTGGAAACCAACGTCCGACAAGCAAAGGTTTTTCAGGTCGTACATAAACGTGTATCAAAGGGCGGAGCGAAAACACTTACCGACCCGCGCGACATCTACGAGATGGTGGCGAATCAGGGTAGTCGCCGATTACGCGCCTGCATCTTGAGCGTGATTCCTGGCGATATTGTGGAGGCGGCTTTGTCGCAATGCTCCATCACACAGGCGGTCAGTGTTGGGAAAACTCCTGAAGAGGTTCAAGAAACAATACGCAAAATGGTGGCCGTAATGAGTAAGTTTGGCATTACTACCGAAAACATCCAAGACCGTTACCAATGCCGCATTGAAGCCATCCGACCCGCGCAGATTGTTGAATTACGGAAAATCCATACAAGCCTAAAAGACGGCATGAGCAAGCCGTCTGACTGGTTCGCCATCCAAGAAGTCAAGAAGTCGGACGCGCAGGATTTGAACGCAATGGTCGAAGCGCAGCCCGTAGAGAAAACCGAGCCTGAACCAGTGGAAGCACCCAAGCCCACGCCGACGGAAGAACAGTTCGCGGCATTGGTTGAGGCGGTGTCAACAGGCGTGAAAGAGGTCGCCGAAGTATTAGAAACCTACAACCTGACCGACGAGCAAAAGGCAGAAATCAACGCACTGTAAGGAGCCGT